GGTAGAAATGAGCCTTTAGAGATTCACTTATCCACAGCAGGATATAACTTGCAAGGTTTCTTTTATAGACTTATATATAAATATGCAAAAAAAGTAAAAGATGGAACTATAAAGGATGATAGATTTTATGCTGTACTTTTTGAGCCATCCGATGAAGATTTAAAGAGAGATGATTTTTGGAAAGATAAAAATATATGGAAAAAAGCAAATCCAAATCTAGGAGTATCACCCACTTACTCATATATGGATGGTAAAGTCGCAATGGCTGAGGAATCAGAAGAGGCACTAATAGCGTTTAAAACTAAACATCTTAATTGTTGGGTAGACAAGCCAAACACATGGATTAAAAGTGAAATATGGAATAGAAGCCAAACGCCAATTAGATATACAAAACTAAAAGAACTTAGAAACAAGACAGCATATGCAGGATTAGATTTAGCAAGCACAACAGATATAGCTGCATTTGTTTTAATATTTCCAGATGGCAAGGGCGGGATTGATGTAATATCTAGGTTTTATTTACCAGAGGATAATATGAGAGATAGGGTTAAGATTGATAAAGTACCATATCTTGATTGGGTAAAAGATGGATTAATTTCAACTACGCCAGGAAACACTATTGACTATGACTATATAGAACGCGATATATTAAGATATTGTGAATTTTTTAATATTAAGATGGTTGCATACGACAGATGGAATAGTAGTCAGATGATTACAAATTTAGAAAAAAATGAAGTAGCAGATTTGATTCCATTCGGTCAGGGATTCGCTTCCATGTCGTCACCAACAAAGCAAGTCGAAGTATTATCACTGCAAGATAAAATAAATCATGGATCAAATGAAGTTTTAAATTGGATGTGTTCTAATGTAGTGCTAAGACGAGATGCAGCGGATAATATAAAAATAGATAAAGATAAGTCAATAGAAAAAGTAGATGGCATGGTTTCTTTAGTTATGGCTTTAGGTGCATACATAGCAGATACAAAAACCGAAGAGGATAATACGTCAATATATGAAACTAAAGATTTGATTGATTTATGATATTATTTCGCTATAGAATTTATTTAAAGGCTTCAAAATGAGTAATGATTCATCATATCAAAAGTTTAGTAATAATGACACAGACCAGACACCAAAAGACATAAAATTAATCAACAACGGAGATGATACTTATTCTATAAGCTGTAGCACTTCTAATAATATATTAGGGTATGACGCATGGGGGAGGTCAAAGTCGGTTAAAGACTACTCGATGTTTCATGGTATGTTTACATTTGAAGTGCCAGATGAAATGTGGATAGAGTACGCTAATGGTGCAGAAGTTCCAAAGACTAATGCGACAAGCGTTAATGGAGAGCTTCAATTAGTATCAAATGGTAATGCATCGTCAATGTTAATGAGTAAAAGACACCCACGCTATCAACCAAACAGAGGGTTTTTATACTCAGATAGTGGATTTGTGAAAAATGCTACTTCATCAAATGGTAAGCTTTATGCAATGAGAAGGACATTGATAGATGGTGTAGTCGTTGAGTCTGAGGTGTTGCTTGATTACAGTGTATTAAAAAATGAACTATCTGAGGGTCATGTTAGAGATATTCAAGCTCAATGGCGCGGTGTTGGGGATATTAAGTATTTTATGGACTTAGAAGAGATTTTAAATAATGAACTTTTAGGTACTTTATCAAATGTATCTGTTTTTAATCCAGCTATGCCTATTAGCTTCGAGTGTACCAATACAGGTATTATTAGATGGGGTGTATTTACAGCCCATTCGGGAATATACTATGAGTGGAGATTTAACACACCTCAAGAAACTCAACTAAATATAGGTTGTGTTGATTTAACCTCAGAGGGTGGATTCAAAGAGAATAGACAAAGGGGGAGTGTAGATAGCGACGAAATATCACTAGGTGCTACTGAAACTCCAGTAATAGCCATAAGGCTACCTAACACCATAAATTACAATGGCACTCAAACAATGAACACAAGAGATATTTCTCTTAGACTTATTACTGGGTTCGCAGATGATAATACTATTATGAGAGTTTACTACACAAGAGATATATCAAAGTTTACTGGTACGGAATGGACGCCAAAAGGTAATATCGGAGCGATTGAATATTCTATTGATGGTGATATAGCAATTGATAATTTGACTGCAAATATAGTTAGAATTGCAACAAGAAGAATACCACAATATGGAAGTGTTGAGATTTCAAACCCAGACGAACAATATGGAGATTTTTATCTGACTCATGGGGATATTATTCTAGTTACTATGAAAGCAAAAAATGCTACTCTAGGCGGTGCATCTATTGAATGGGGAGCTGAAATTTAATTTTTATATGTAAAAATATAATTTTATGATATAATTTTGTGATTTGGATTAAAAAACTAAAAGAAAAGTGGATATACATGAATCAAGATATTAAAAATATAATAATATTCTACTTTATACTATTTGTATCAATGATAATATCAGCATTTGGAATCTACTTGCTAACAGAAATAGTAGGAAAAATATATGCTGGATTTGTTATATTCTTTATACCTTTATTGATGGTTTATCACATTGCCACTAAATTATCCGAATTAAAATCAAAAGAGGTTCAATGATGGGATTCTTTGATGGATTAACACCACAGCGTGAAAGCGTACCATTAACAAGTAAAAAATCTTTTTCTATATTTGGTGTAAATGGTGCAGATGTAACAGTAAATAGTCAAACAGCTATGATGCACACTACTGTATATGCTTGTGTTAATGTAAAATCACAAGGCATAAGTTCAGTGCCTTTTAATCTATATCAAAAAACAGAAACAGGTCGAAAAAAAGCAACAGACAAAAGACTATTTAAGCTTCTAAATTCACAAGTAAACCCATTAATGACGTCTATTGTATGGCGTGAAATGGTAGTTCAAGACTTAGAGTTAAGAGGTACGCATTATTCACAGATAGTTAGAGATGGTGCAGGTCGTGTAGTTGCTTTATATCCTTTGGTTTGTGATAATATGCAAATTGAAGTAACAATAAATAAAAAAAATATACCTACAATTAAATACACATACACCAAAGAAGATGGAACTATTAAAAATTATAATAACGATAGCATATTTAAAGTTGTAGGGCTTCCATCATCAAATGGAATTATCGGAGTTACGCCAATAGCTCAAAATGCTAAATCAATCGGGCTGTCAATGCAAACTGAAGAGTTTGGAACTAAATTCTTTTCAAATGGTGCAAATGGTAGCGGAATACTATCAACAGATAGTGAGTTTAAGTCTAGTGAATCAGTTGATAGAATCCGTAAACAATTCGGTGAAAAGTATGTAGGGTTAGCAAATTCTAAAAAGCCTATTTTATTAGAGGGTGGCATGAAATGGCAGCCTATTACTATAAACAATAATGATTCGCAGTTCTTAGAAACTAGAGGTTATCAAAAGAATGAAATTGCTTCTATTTTTAGAGTAAGCCCTCACCTTATAAATGAGTTAGGTAATGCAACATTCAGCAATATAGAGCAGTTATCACTAGAACACGTTAAGTATTGTCTAATGCCTACAGCTACAAAGATAGAAAGTGCAATAAATACACAGCTATTAAGTGAAGATGAACAAATAGAATACTATTCAGAGCTAGACTTCAACGGACTACTTAGAGGTGATTTTGAATCACGCATGAAAGGTTATGATTCTGCTATTAAAGGTGGCTTTATGAAACCAAATGAAGTAAGAAGTAAAGAAAACCTAGACACTAGCGATAAAGCAGGCGATAAGCTAATGATGCAAACTTCATACGATACACTAGAAAACATCGAAAAAGGAAACGAAGATGCCTAAAGCAAAAAAACAAGTTAGAAATGCAAACGAGTTTAAAAACTTAGGAACTGTACACAATAGAGCAAAACCCGACTTATCTTTGATAAATGAAGATGAGAAAATGATTCCATTTGTTATTGTTTCAGATGATAATGCAGGTTTACGCTATGACTGGTGGGAAGATGAGATTTATGAGGAGCGTTTAGATGTAAATGGTGCAGTATTTGACCAATTAAGAACTATGTTTAAGGATCATATATTATCAGTTGATAATGCTATAGGCAGAGTTGAGAATATTAGAATTGAAAACGGACAAATTAAATGTGATGTTTACTTTGGAAGTGATGATAACTCATTTGGGGTTTATAGAAAATTTGTTGATGGTATTTTAAGTGACGTATCTATTGGATATTCAATACAAGAAGTTATTACAACAGAGCGTGAAGATGAAGTTACAGAAGTTCTAGTAACTAAGTTTAGCATCCATGAGTTAAGTGCAGTTTGGAAAGGTTTTGATACTAAAGCTAAAATTGGAAGAAGTGACGATAACTATGAAATAAATAGTGACGATGATAATCTTGAAGAGGAGGTTAAACCAGATGAAGAAACTGATAATGGCTTGAAAAAGCAAAGAGAACGCAGTATTTGGTTAGCTGAGAAGCTTCAGTAAATTTAAAACAAGGAAAACACAATGTTAAAAAAATTACAAGAAAGAAAATTAAAACTCGTACACGATATGAGAAAGTTAAATGATGGTGATTCATTCGATCAAGGTCAATGGGATAAAATGGAGCAAGAGCTTAACGATGTTGAGGCTCAAATATCAAGACAACTAAAACTTGATGGATTAGATAAAGCACTTAATGAGGTTCGCGATGAGCCAGAAGTTGAAAAACCTCAATCAAGAGAAGAGGTTAAGCAAGACGATCAAAAGAAAAGATATCAAGATGCTTTTGAACAAATGCTTAGAATGCCAATGAGTGCATTAACAAATGAAGTAAGAGCGGTTTTAAATACAGCTACAGGTTCAGAGGGTGGATACTTAGTGCCACAAGAGTACCTTACTACTGTTATCAACAAGCTTTTAAATGCAAGCGTTATGCGTCAAAATGCAAACGTAATCAGCACTATGTCTACAACTAACATCCCACTTGGTGATGGTCGTCCTAGTTTTGCATTAATTGCGGAAAATGGAGCATTTGGAGATACTGATGCAAGTTTCGGTCAAAAAGTGCTTGGTGCTTACAAAATAGGTGGTACAATCAAAGCAAGTGATGAGTTAATTCAAGATTCATTCATTGATTTACAAGCCTACTTAACTAACTTAATTGTGGAAGGTATTGCAGATGCTGAAGAGGGATATTTCACTACAGGTACTGGATCATCACAGCCAACAGGTATTTTAACTGGTGGTACGTTAGGCAAAACAACTGCATCGGCAACTGCGGTCACTCTTGATGAGGTTTTAGACCTTAAATATGCACTAAAAGCACCTTATAGAATGAATGCTAAGTTTGTAATGAACTCATCTAGCGAACTTGCAATTCGTAAACTAAAAGATTCTAACGGTCAATATCTATGGCAGCCATCGTTGCAAGTTGGCGCACCAAATACATTCGATGGTAAAGAAGTTCTTATCAATGAGAAAATGCCATCAATTGGAACAGGCAACAAGTTTATGGCATTCGGTGACTTAGGTTACTTAACTATTGCAGATCGTGGCGGTATCGAAATTAAAAGACTTGAAGAGCTTTATGCTGCAAATGGTCAAATCGGGTGGAGAACTGCGAAGCGTTTTGACTCAAAAGTTACACAAGCAGAAGCAATTCAATATATGGCTAATGCATAAGCATTGAAAGGCAAAAACTATGATTAAAATCAGATACATAGTTTCAATGAGTGGGGCGTCTGATACGTT